GGACAAATTGACGGTATGTTTGTTCCGTCTACAGGCTTAAGGGAAATGAACTATGCTCAGTCCCTTTTTGTCGCATATATCGGTAACATTTACAGAATAGACAACGGTTACAATATTGAAGTAATTGGACAGTATACTTCTGGTAACAAAGTTGAATTTGCAGAATCTGCTGGTGAACGTGATATTTTGATGTGGGTAGACGGTGTTTCTATTCATGGCTACGATATTAAAGAAGGTGAGTCTGTAGCAATAACTTTACCTAAGAGAATTACAGAAACAAATTATATTAGACCGACACATATAGCTGTAGTTTCTGGTTCTATCGTTTTGAATGACCTTGGTTCTGGTTATGTTTATTATTCTAAGCCATATCCTTTGTCTCAGGCTGAACGTCAAGTATTTGATATTGTAGACGGTAAAGTTCAGTATGAAGACGATGAAATTACAGTAAAAACAAAACCGGTTGATTCTGGTGAATACTGTTTCTTAGATGATTATGGCGTTCAGATGTATTTCAATGCTGAATCTTCTTCTGACAGAGTTACAGCCATTTATTCAGTTGGTGCGTTACTAACACTTTACGGTCCGTCTTCTATTGAATTCTGGCAGAGAGGTGACGCTGAATCTTATCAGACATGGCAGCGTGTTAGCTATACTATCAACAAGGAACAAGGTCTTGAAGCTAAGTATTCTTTGGCTTCTGTTAACCAGACACAGTTCTGTATAGGAACAGGTAAGGCTAATGCAAAGTGCGTTTTGATGATTGAAGGCACAAAAGTTACAAAGATTTCAGAAGAATGGCTTGATAGAATCCTTAACGAGAATGAAATTTCCAATACTCGTGCATGGACTTATTCCATCAATAATCATAACTTCTATTTGTTTACAGTAGGCAATGAAACCTATTGTTTTGACGTTATGACTGGTGAATGGCATATTAGAAGTTCTCGTAACTACTACACTTCTAAAAATAAGCCATATATGCCGTTATATGCTGTATGGTTCAATAACAAGATTATTACAGGCTGTTGTGAAAACGGTAATCTGTATATTCTTGATGAAAATTATTATAAGGAAGATTTCAATGCCACTGATAGTTTGCCTTTATACCGTGTTAGACAGACTCCTGTAATTACAGCAGATTATAAGCCGTTTGTTCTTTATCAGCTAAATCTTGAATGCAATGCTGGTTCTATTGAAAACTACGGTAAACTTTCAGAATGTTTATTGCAGATTTCTAATGACGGTGGCTATACTTTTGGTAACGTTATTGCAGGTAATTTAGGCGAACGTGGTCAATATTCTTCTCGTCTTTCTTGGCTTAATCTTGGAAGAAATAGACAGTGTGTAATCAAGGTAATGTTCTCTGAAGATTCTGATTTCGTTATTTCTGACGCAAGTTTAAGATTTGATATTTTGAAAACGCCAGTTTAAGGAGATAATATGACTATTAACCAAGGTTCTAAAATAGAAGATGTTAGAGAAGCTATAAAAGGCACATGGTCAGTTTCTACTGACAATGGCTGGAAATGCGTAGAACTCGGCGCAATTAAATTATACAGAAAACTTTGTCAAAAAGGAATTAACGTTCTCCCTAGTAAATTTTTACAGAATAGAGAGGATGTTGTTGGCTATATAGCATTTACAAAAGACAGTGTAACAGGCGGCGTAATTGGTGTTCAAGACCAAGCTATAACGCTAGAATCTAACGCCCTTGTAATCATAATAAATATGTAAGGAGATTAATTTATGGGATTTTTAGATGTAGTATCAAACGTATTCGACCCAGGTGACGTTTTCGGTTACCGCGGTGGTAAGAACGTTTCTAAAGCTAATGGCGCTTTGGACGAAGCTTACAAAGCTGCAGAAGATGCCGCAGGTCAGAACGCAAGTCTTTATTCACAATATATGAATAAAGTCAATAATGCTTATGGCGGTGAAGCTGCAAAAATGGGTGACAGAGTAGCTGCACTTGAAAATCTGGACGTTTATGATCCAGGTCAGTTCGACGAGAGCAAATATAACAAGTCTATTGAAGATTTCTATTCCAAGGCTGCAAATCAGAGAGTTAACAAGGCTACTAATGCAATAACCAATTCTATGGCTAATGCTGGTAACATGTTCAGTTCTGATTATACTGATGCTCTCGCAGCTAAGCAACAGGCTTTGGCTAGTGAAGAATGGGACAAGGCTTTTGACAGATACCAGCAGGATAGAAGCCGTGCACTTCAAGAATTTAGCACTAATGCTAATATTGGTCAGCAGACTTATTCTAACATGTATAACAAGAATAAAGACTTGTTAGGTATATCCCAGAACGCACAGGATAACACTTTGAATGCATTTGGCTCTTACGTGCAAGGTTTGGCTAATAATAATTCTCAATTAGCACAAAATCGTGCTCAAATTTCCCAAGCCAAAGCGGCAAATCAACTTAGTAATAGCAAATCTCTTTTAGGTCGCGTGTTCGGCTAAAGAAAATTCAGAGTTTACAAAGGGTTTAAAAATTACTATATTTGAGTATTATGATTAATAAATGGAAATATGCAATTAAACAAGTCTGTAAAGACGATCCTAGTCTTATCGAAAATTATGATAAGGCAATTAATGACGATACTCAAATGTGGGTTTTACATCACCGTTTGGAACTAACTTTAGATGGTGAATATGCTCATTCAGTAAAAGAACTTAAACGATTTGACATGTATTATCACAGACCATATTATGAATTAATATTCTTAACAAAGTCTGACCATCAGGTATTACATGCCCATGATAAATATAGAAAGACTCTTTCTAAGGCTTTACATGGTCATATAGTAAATGATTCTACAAGAGAAAAAAATTCTAAAAAACATATTGGTAAACACTTAGCAAAAGAAACATGTCAAAAAATTGGTATAGCTAATAAAGGTAAAACACCTTGGAATAAAGGTAAAAAAGGTTTACAAACTGCTTGGAATAAGGGTATGTCAGGCACGGACTATACATCCCATTATCCAAATGGTATTAAAAATTCAAATCGTGCAAAGGTAGGATAAAATCATACTTCCAATAATTATGGCCGCTTTAAGTATGGCAAAACAAAAAGCAGCATCTGAAAATCAGGACCTTCAGAATCAGGCTAATGCACTTCGTCAGAACCAGATTCAGATGGCTCCGCAAATGCAGATGCCAACAATTAATTCAGTATTTGGGCAGTATTAATGGCAGGAACAGCACAGGTATTTGGGCCTATGGCTCCTATTAATGACGTATTACCGAATAATGCGCCAGGTGGTTTCACATATGATGTAATCTACATTCCTGGTGCAGCTCAAGGTAATGCTCTTCGTAACCGTGCTGAACAAGAAGCCGCTCTCGCTCAAACTCAACAGGAACACAACGATGCATTGAACACTTACTTAGCTGCAATGCAATATCCACCAGCTGTAAGAAAGATGATGGGTGAACAGATTGAAAGGAATTTAGCTAAATGGAATCCTGCCAAAGACAGAATGCCACGTAGACCGCTAACTCCATCTTCTTCTGCAATCTCAGAAATTAAGATTAATCCTGATAACACTATTGGAATTAAGTATGGACCTAGCTCTAAGAGCTACACATTCCGTGGTGGTAGTACAGTTCAGGAAGCTGCACAAGAAGTATTAAAATTAATCAATTCTAGTTCTCTGGGTAGAGAGTTATCTAAGAACGGAAGCTGGATGCGAGCACATAGGATCTAATAAATAATAAGAGGATTTAAAATGGCTTTACAAAATAACTTTTTACCACAGACAAGTTTAGTATTCGGTGTCAGAGACTTTATTCCTCAGATTGAAGCTAATGCTAGACAGGACCGTGAAGGCTTACAGAATGCGTTTAAGTTTGGAACGCAGATCTATGATGCTATCAAGAATCGTCAGATTGCAGAAGAAATGAATAGTGAGGATCCAGACTACAAGAAGATTGATTCGCTTGCTGCTCAAAGGATTAACAATCCTGATACATCATTCAGCAACTGGAGATGGAAGCGGGGTCAGGATCAGGCTATAGCTATTCGTGAAAAGGATTTAGAGCGTATCAAAGCTGAAAAGCAGAAGAACAAAGAGGAACAGAAACAGTTTCTTAGAAATAAAATCTCAGCTACACTACCTACGATGTCAATTGGTTGGAATACTAGTCCAGAACAGATTCAGCAATTTAAGAATACTTTAGCTGGTCTTAAGACAGAAGCTATGAACAGTAATCTAACTGATCAGTATAATGATATTCTTAATGCCGAAGCACAGCTTAATGGACAATTACCACAGCAAAGGGCACAGATGGCTATGGATGCTATGACTAATGCAACTAACCTGTTTAATGTAGCAGAAAATGATGGAGGATTCGGCAAAGATCCTAAGAAATATCATGATTATTTGTTACAGCAATATACTCAGATTACAAGGGATTTCCCTGAAGCTAAATACGATCCGGCATTCAATAAAGCGTTCAGAGACGCTGATAAGTTGCATAGAAAGACAGTTAAAGATAAAAAGGTAAGACCTTCTGGGAGACGTTAATAATGTCAAGTACAGTAGAACAAATTGATAATTATTTAAAAAAGAATAAGAAGTCATTGTATACCAACCTTAATAAATGGTATGGTGAAAAGAAATCTAATGGTTCCTTTGTTCTTGACGATGATGCAAAAAATCTTAAGCGACTTTGGGAAGACGCACAGAATGCAAAAGGTATCAATAAGAAGATTACCGCATTTAATGCGTTAAAGGAAGAACTTGCACACTGGGCTAATCCTGAAGAACTAGCCAAGCAGGAAGCTGAATTAGAAGGTTACGGTCTTGACAACTGGCCTGAATTTTCTGATAGTCAGGAATTAGACAAGCTTAGATTTTTCGATCAACTTTCTGTTACTCCAGAAACAAATAAGCTTGATGACCTTAATGTTGACGAAATTTATTCTCAGGGTTATGACTATGAACAAATGAAAGCTTTGGCTGATCAATATGGTTATGATTATACTGACAAAGAAGACCGTAAAGAATTTCTTGATAAATTGGCTAAATATCAGCAAGAAAAAGATCTTGATGATATTTGGAATGGCGATCTCTATACTAGCTTAGTTACTCCACTTGCTAAAGAATATGCAAAACAGAATTATCAGGATATTGATAGTAGATGGCAATTAGCACCAGTATTAGCTGCTGATGCTGGTGTCAATACATTGATGGCTGGTATTCCAGGTGGTGCTGCAGGAAAATATTTGAAATTTGCACCTAAGGGTCAAATGATAGTAAACAATACTGTTGCTCCTGCCGCTAGAGCTGGTCTTAAGATGGCTATTAATGATGAGTCATTTGGAGATGCTGCTAAGGATGCTTTAAATGAAGCTGCTACTAACTTTGCATTCAGATTTGGTATGCGAGGCGCACAACGATATGGTAAGGAATTACTCCCTACAGGTGGTAAACAAACTTTACAAGGTAGAGCTAATGAAATGGCTAATGCAGCAAGAGATAGGTCTAATATTCATTTTAGAATGCCTAAACGTTCTGGCGAAGAAGGCTTTGAATATTGGGTTTATGATAAAAATGGTATTGCAAAACCATCTACTTATAAAGAATGGCTAAATGATCCAAAGAGAATAATTAATGATGGCGGTACGACTGTTGAATTAGAAGCCCAAAAAGATGCATTATTAACTAACAAACGTTTTCCGTTATCTGATAATGCTAATAAAAATATCGTAAAGTATCTTGAAAAAGCTGGTACTGAACCTGAACAGATGCATTATGATGAAATTGCTGCAATGGGTGTTCCTAGAGAATCTTTTTGGAATTTCGCTATGAACAATCCTGTATCAAGAGATGTTGGCAGCTATATCAATAACTTACAAGGTCGTTCTAAATGGGGTGGAGCTGCATTAGGTGCCATAGCTAACTATGACCCTACACAAACCATTTCTCAGAAAACATTCGAGAAGCAGCCTAAATTAAGTAAACAAGATAAAGCAGAACTAGAATTATTACAACGTTTACGTGATTTGCATGTTAAGAATCCTAAGTTCTTTAAAGCTCCAAAAATACCGGATAAATTTAAAGATTATTTTAATGAAGATCAAGTTCAGCAATGGAATGAAAACGTTAGAATAAACGACATATTCAATTAAAAGAAGAGGGTTAAACACCCTCTTTTTTATTATGCTGTAATCACCATAATTGCGATAAATGCTACCACAACAATTACAGGTGCGCAGAAGAGAGACTTGATGAATTCCATTTGATACTCCTTTTTGATTACCTAATAAATATAGTAATGTATAAAAGGATTGTAAACTATGTCAGATATAGAAAATGTTTTCAGACAACCCGAACCTGGAGAACCAATTGTAAAATTCAATTTACCTAAAAGTAAAAGTGAATTTTTAGGTAGATTAATAGAAGCAGGTTTTCCATTTGCAACTTTTTTAAAGGAATTTCACGATAATCCTGAAGGTCCTGTATCTAAATCTATTGATAAAGAAGCACAAAATTGGCCGTTTTATAGTTCTCTTGTAAGACCTATATTAAAAGGTGAAAAACCTGATTTTGAAATGGCAGCAAAGGAATTTGCATTAGCCGGTTCTCAACCTGGTGGTCCAGCTAAGGCTTTAGGCGCATTACCAATTAAATTAAGCAAATCTAAACAAAACTTTATTGTCAGACCTGAATCAATGGCAGACATTCCTAAATTACAATCTGCATTAAGAGAAGCTGTCAAAAAAGGTGAAATAACTAAAGCTGATGCTGATAAATTACTTATTAATGCAGTTACAAATATAAATGAGCAGGCTGTATTAGAAGGAAAAGCAGCACGTGGTACAAAAGATTTAGATGTTGTAGAACATCCTGTTCCAGAAAATCCAGTTGAAAAATCTTCTATTGTTTCTAGTGAACAGAAAAAGTATGATGATGCTTTTGGTATTGGTAACTGGTTAGGTCAAAATTTAAAAACTAAAGACGTTGGAAGAACAAGTAACGGTAATCCTATATACTTAAATGGTGACAACGGTCCATTATGGATTAATGAACATAACCTAGATGCTGCACAAGTTAGACATAATCTTAGTAACTATGATAAATTAGTGGGAAATAAAAAACAAGGTTATGGGCCTGCACTTAAATATCTTTATGATAGATACCCAAGTGAAGGTGGATATATACAAAGATTAAATCTTAAAGATGGTGGTAGCAAAGAACTTTATAAAACTGTTGTTGAACCACAAGCTAATAAAAATATTATTGGTCCTAAATTAGGCTATAATTATAAAACAGCATTAAACAAATCTGTAAAAGAAGGTAGAAAAGAAACTACTGAAAAGCCTAATTATAGAACTGTAGATGAACTCTACAAGATCATACTAGGCTTAGAGTAAGATTAGACGAATTCATCATTAGCTTCTTCTTCAGTAATGGGCTGAGTAAGATTGGCGTCAGACGGAAGAGTGAACGTAGTGTAATCGATTTCGTCAATGTTGTTTTCGAGTTCGTTAATCATTTTAGTCTCCTTTGTTGTTTGATTTACGATGTAAATATAGATTTTTATTTAACATTTGTAAGTGAACAATAAAGGAGACTTTCTTTTCAGACAACTAGCGCATCATCCTTAGATAGAAAGCTTACCAGAATGTGCGAGAATAGCAGTCATATACTTCTTAATGTATTCGACATGCTTAGCGTTTGTTTCTTCTTTCTTACCCACAGTGAACATGTTCTTCTTGAGTCCTCGAACACAAGAGCCACCAACAAGACGCATATCGACTTTATAGCCGTCAACACTTGCAGTCCATTCGTAATCTTTATACTTGAAACGGACACCGAGGAAACCAGCTGATTCATCTTCAGCAATTTCAGTGATACCGAGGAGGGAAGGGATGTTGGCGAGAAGGTAGTTTGCGTATTGCATTGTTAAGTTCCTTTGTTATTTGTTACATGAAGTAATATAGAAAAACCCGTGACTATTGTCAACGGGCATTTAGAGGTAATTTTATTTCAGACACCTGTTAATATGCAGGACATTCAGTATAGTTAATCAATGTATCTGCATCAAGAGGCAATCCACATTCAATAGCTGTTGCAACCTTTCCCAACGTTCTAATAGTAGGAATTTTCCCTTGAGTTTTATAATACTTAATAGCATCTTCTGAAGTCAAAAAATTAACAGCATTTTCAACACTACTTTCAGATAATTCCATATCGTTAAAAGATGTAAGTCTATGTGCAAAATTACGCAAAAGGTCTACAGCACCATCTACAGAGAAAAGCATTTCTTGATGCCAGCCACGGTTAGACACAGCACCTTCAGTTACCTTATCAATAATAGACAAAGGCTTATTAGTCAAGATAATTAAAGCACCAGTAAAGAAGAATGTATCAGGAAAAGTCTTTCCTTCCAAATGTCTCTTTTCAAGCTTAGGATCAATAGAAGCGAATTCATTCATTTTTGCAGCAATAGCGCTATTATCAGTAAGACCAAGACGATGGATGGCAATACAATTAGCATTTTGCTTTTGCCAAGACAGTTTACGAACATGCTTAGTTTCAGTACATGCCTTTAGAAGAGAAGCACCATCTTTACTATCCTGAATAATAGAGTTAACGTCGTCGAGAACAATGATAGCGTCATTATGTTCCCACATAAACTTATAAAGCTGAACTGCAGACATTGAAGAGTTGACAATTTCCCATTTTCTAATAGACTGATTAGAGAGAAGTTCTTCAGCCTTATAAGTCTTACCAACACCCTTATCACCAGATACAATCATAACATGGCAAGGAATTGGTTTTCCTTCCTGTCCAATCATCATCTTTACAATCTGATTTTCATAATCAGACATTTTCTTCTGATATTCAGCAAAGGAGTTAATGCGATCAAAAATGTTTACTTGTGTTGCCATAATATTTCCTTATTTAATTGTTATGACTATAATATAGTAAATTAATCTTGTGTTGTCAATCCTTTCAACTCAAGATATTTTTCTTCAGTCATCATTAAATCATTTCCTTTTATATTACGCACCATATCCTCGACATAAGCCATATCTATATTGGCAATGTCTATAAGCCAATCATTAGTAAGCTGTAATACATAAGAATTGATTTTACCTACTTTACAGTTTCTAAAATATTGTAACAAAATTTTGTCA